TAGAAAAGAAATAGTGTGGTCAAATGGTGAATTCAGAGAATCTGATTGTTCGTTGTGTAATGGTGTAAAAGAAACTATAAAAATAAAAACAGCTAAGGGTTTTAAAAACGAAGGCACTCCAAATCATATGTTTAAAATTGTTAGGAATGGGGAAATTATTTGGTGCAGATTTGACGAAATGATAGTAGGCGACAGAATTCTAATTGACCGTAGTTATAGATGGCATAATGGTAATGCGGCCGTTACGGAGGAACAGGCATATGCTTTAGGTTTGATGGTAGGAGATGGTTCGTGGACAAATAAATATAGATTAAGATACACCACTGAAGACCCTGAATTGATAAGTCATATAGAAAGAGGACTTGGTTATGAATTTTATATGTGTTCTGATAGAGTACATTACAATCATGATTCCAAAGATAATGTGAAGAGATGGTTAGATTTTTGGGGTATGGATGTGTGTTATACTATTGATAAAAAATTACCAGATAAAATCTTATCAGCACCTCGTAATATTATGTCGGAAACTATCAGCGGCTTATATGATTCAGATGGTCATATACAAGTATCTACAATAAAAGGTGGAATAGGTATAACTATAGGATTTACAAACACGTCGGAAGAATTAATAAATCAATTACATTATATATTATTACATTATGGTATAGTGGCATATAAGACCGAAAGAGATAGGGATGTTAATTGGAATACTTCCTATGAATTATTAATTACTGGTTCTGATGTTAAGATATTCTATGAGGAAATAGGATTTAAATTAAAACGTAAACAAGATATTTTGGCGGCCGCAGTTAAGAATAAAACAAGGTGGATTAAGAATGATGATATTCCTGGAATCAGAGATGATATGATCCGTGTTAGTTTTGAAAATAAAGTAGAAAGAGGGTTTGGGTGTAAAGAATCACGTTATGTTAGGTCGTCCATGATAGAATCTAAAAATTCAGTTACACAATATATGGCTGATTGTTTTATTAAAACATATGATCATTTAAACTACTCTGCTGTAGATAAAATAAAAAAATTAGCAAACCCAGATATATATTATGATGAAATTGTTTCTATAGGTCAGGGTGAAGATTTAACATATGATATCCATGTACCAGATGGTAATGAATACTGTGCTAATGGATTCTTTAGTCATAATAGTAAAATTCGTGGGTCTCGTTTCTATTTAATAGTAGTGGACGAGTTAGCTCAAGTACCAGATTCTACACTAGACATGGTTGTTCGTCCTATGGGCGCTACAACACTAGAGCCTATGGAAAACGTTCGTAGGTTAGAACGTCAGAAACGTTTGATTGAATTGGGCTTAGCCTCTGATAGTGATTTTGAGGAAGAGACTGTCAACAAGATGATAATGACGTCATCTGGTTTCTATAAGTTTAATCATATGTGGCGTCGTATGCGCGACCATTGGGCCATGATGAAAAGGGACGGTGATGCGTCTCAGTACAAGGTATGGCAAATACCTTATTGGGATCTACCGGATGGTTTTTTGGATAAGAATAATATTTCAGAAGCTAAGCGTATCATGTCTGACGCGGAATTCAGAATGGAATACGAAGCTGCTATGATATCTGATTCAGAAGGGTTCTTTAAAGCTTCTGTGTTAGAGGCGTGTACAGAAGGAAGTGGTTATACACTAGAAGTCCGTGGAGATCCCGGTCATGATTATGTAGTCGGTGTTGACCCCAGTCAGGGAGGAGAAGCCAGTTGCGGTGTAGTAATAATAAAGTATGGTAACCCTAATAAGATAGTAAACGTACTGGAGTTGAAGCGTAGAACCACACAAGATCTAACAATGATGGTACAGGCTATCTGTGAGTCGTACCACGTCGTCCGAGTGTTCATAGACAAAGGCGGTGGTGGTAAGGCTATTATGGACCTGTTAGAGGATGGATATAACGACTACGAGCCTCTCATTGACCGTACAGACGATGACAAGCGTCACATGAAAGGTAGACACATACTGGAGATGGTTAATTTTAATCCTACGTGGATAGCGGACGCTAACTTTACAACACTATCTATGTTAGAAGATAAAAAGTTGATGTTTCCAGAACCGCCTGTCACTACAGCAGATATCTTAGCTGATGCGTACAGTAATGTATTAACACTTAAGAAACAGATGTTAAATATTGTTGTTACACAGACAGCGTCAGGCGCATTACATTTCGATACACCTAAGAAAGGACAGAACAAGGACCTGTATTCAGCTGTTATATTAGCAGCACACGGATGCAGAATGGTGGCAAAGGAGCTTGAAGGTGAGCCGGAACCTATTTTATTTCAGAAGGCTGGCTATATAAGGGAGCGTAAACCAAATTCTCCATGGAGTGTTCTTAATAAACAAAAAGCACTTGGGCCTGGACCATCTATAGGAAACGATCGCGGTTTAGGTCGGGCGGTCTTGAAAGGTAAGCGAAGGGTTAAGTAATAAACTAACCTTCTTATTTAATAGAGAACCACGCTATAGGAGAAGTTATGTCTGAAGAAATCAAGAATTGTAATTGTGGTGATATTTGCACTATTTGTAGTGGACTAAAGTCACCAAAAGATGTTAGTATTTTGGATTCCAGTTTTTGGGATCTGTGGATACAGAAGTTACTTCGTAATGTAGCATCAATGAAGTTTCAATGGTTGTTGCTTCTTTATGTTCCTACTATAATTGGGATGTTCAAGTTAGTACCAGGATCTAATCCACCAGAACCTTGGATTTCAGCTGGTATAGGTCTTGGCTTTCTAGGTGGCGGTTTTGTTACTTTAGCGCTTGGTCGTATAGTGGCACAAACCAGACTTAAAGAAAATGGGAATGGTATTGAAGTCAAAAGAAGACTCTTTGCTAAGGAAGGTGGTAGAGATCATAGGGAAAGTGATAGAGATTGTAGGGAAAGTGATGGTGTGTCTAAAGATGGAGTGGTTTATGTTTCTGAGAGAATTCGGCCGCCAAGAGATTTCGACGACATTAAAACACTTAACACAGATAGATAGGAGGTAGTGTATGGCAACAATGGAAAAAGATTTCCAGGCTGGAAATTGGTGGGCAACAGTGTCTGGTGCTGGTACTGATAGTCCGGCTGCACCATCGTGGGCAGATGATAAAGACAGACATCGAAGTGGTACACTGACACATAGTGGCTCCACTTATGGAGATGTTGATATGTATAATCATACCGGCGAGAATCACCCTGCTGATGTATATATTGGAAGGAAAAAAAGCGTAGCTGATTTCAGCTAAGGAGAGGACTTAAATGGATCAAGAAAAAATGAATAAGGTCACTGCTGACCTCAAGGAAAGATACCCCGATGTGGGTATTAGGTCTATATCTGTTGATGAAAAGACTGGGCAGTCTACGTTTTTCCTAGACCCCAAGCCTAAGACATTAGCATATCTGGAGGTAGGCGGTATTATACCAAAAGCGTTTAAGGAAAAGGCTGCTGTAATAACTAGAGATACCATGGATAGGACATTCTTGGATCTCCAACAAAATGTAAAAGATCCAATGCAGCAGACGGCACGAGAGTCGTTTGAGAATGCTATTAGATATTACTATACTGTACCGGAGCTGGGTTCAACAATTAATCTGTTGGCAGGCCTGGCATCAAAAGGTTTTGAGCATGATATTGACGATGAGAATATAAAGAACTTTTTTGACGTGTGGGCATTCGATGTAAAATTTTATGAGTTGATAGATTGGCTGTTCTTAGATTTTTTCAAGTACGGCCACGTGACTACATATAAGGTTCTGGCTAAGTACGAACCTCGTGTATCCCATCTATCACCAATCCCCGGACAGAAAATCAAAAATGGAAAAACACCAGCCAAGAAAGGCAAGGCTACTGGACAAGAACAAGAACAAGAACAAGAAGATGCTGCCAAGAAAAACATTTGGTCTAAAGGACATCTACCAGTTAGTTATACTATACTAAATCCGTTGTTGGTTAATATAGAAGGTAACTTACTATTCGATAAGGTGAGTGTAAAACTTACACCGCCGCCAGAATTGACAGAGTTATTGAAAAAACCTTCGGGCGAGATGACTGAGGATGAGAAGAACCTTATTAAGGCATTACCGTCTGACTTAAAGGCAGCAGCTGAAAAGGGTGGAGAATTTCAATTAGATCCTAGATTGGTAGGGTTTGTGACATACAGAAAAATGCCGTATGAACGCTATGCCAAACCTAGATCATTAAAAATATTTGATTCTATAGAATATAAGAAGAGTCTCAGACAAGCAGATCTAAGTACACTGGACGGTATTACTAATTATATATTAAAAATTACTATTGGTAATGATGAGTATCCGGTTGTAACACAAGAAGAGTTAGAGGCTGTATCACAGTTGTTTAACACTTCTGGTAAGTCGTTTGATGTAATATGGAATCATACATTAAAGGTTGAAAAGATTGTTTCCCCGGAGATTGGATCTATTCTAGGTCAGGAGAAATATATACAAGTTAACGAAGATATATCAGCTGGTCTTGGCATCTCAAGAGCTCTAATAGATGGCTCCGGTGATTTGAATGTGGCGGAAGCTCAGCTTATTATAAAAGGTATACAAGAGGAAATAGATTACGCCAGACGTCAGGTCACTAGATGGATCTATAGAGAGTATCAGCAGATATCTGAGGCTATGGGATTTGAAAGATTTCCTAAAATAAGATGGGATGACGGTATACTTAAAGACACTATTATGTATATGAATATCATATCGCAATTGGTAGACAGAAGAATGATCAGTTATCACACAGCCCTCGAAGAAGTTGGTTTTGATTATCCCAATGAGCTTTCTAATATGGAAGAAGAGTTTCCATTGGTTGATAAGGGTATCTTTGGTATCATAGGCTCACCATGGCAACAGACAGCACAGGGCCAGGGCCCGGGCGGTACACAGACTACACAGAAAGCGCCTAAGGGAACACCCTCACAGGGAAGACCTAAGGGCAAGCCTGCTACTAAGAAAACAACACAGAGCCCGTCTAAGCAGAACACAACTAAAACAAAAACTAAAACAAAACCGCAAACAACACCTGCTCAGAAGACAGCATCTATTCAAGATGTAGTTAAAGAAATGTCTGATGAGGATTTTGCGGATTTTACCCACGAATTGGCCAAACTTAGATTAAATAAGGAGGACGAGAATGGCGAAACGTAAGAGGTATTATAAGGATAAAGATAAACGTACCAAAAACAAGAAGTAGGAGACTTTGCAATGGAAAAATTTTATATAGAAGCGGACATTAAATTAGAGGATGAGACAGAAGATCTACAGAAGGCGTTTGCCGCTGTCATCGAGCTTCCTAGGAACGAAGACAAGCAACCAGATCTGCAGTATTTTTCCGCTATTTTTGTTTCAGCAGGAACAAACTTAAATGGTGCGCATTTTCTACCTTCTGAACTTGTAAAAGCTGAGGATACCATCATTAGTAAGGCACTAGATATAGAACACAAAGAAGAAGATATAATTGGACATATCTATGACAGAGCCTATATTAATGGTGATCATGAAAAGCTAGATATACGGGAACTAGCAAATAAAGAGGACGCCAGTCTCGATAATGAGAATAATGATATGCATGTTGTAATCGCTGGTGTAATATATAAAAACAGATTCCCTAATCTAGCTAAAGAAGTATCCAGCGGTGAGTGGAAAGTGAGCATGGAATGCTACTACGCCAATTACGATGTTAAGGTCGGTGACATGATATTAACTCGACCTGAGGCGGAATCAATGGGGCTAGCGCACGACGATAGACTCTTTGGTAAACTGGCCAAGATTATGAAGAAGGGTAAGGAAATAGCAGAAGGTGCACTGGAGCGTGTTTTAAGAGGTATTGTGTTCTCGGGATGTGGCGTGGTAAAAAATCCAGCCAACCCACCCTCAGTAATTCTTGAGACAGCCAGTGAGAAACCTCGTCCTATAACTACTGATGAGGTTATTGTTTTAGATTACGACCTGTTAGAGGAGGCCAATAAACTAACCTCTAATAAGGTAGACGCTGATAATTCTGTAATTACAGACCTTTCCGAGGAAGCAGAACTACAATACACAGACACAGTTGGCATTTGTGTCAGTTATAAACGTCGTGTATTTGCTAAGGAGCCGCAAGGCCCCGATACAGAAGTTGTCAATACTGATTGGTGTGCCCTATATGATAAGGGGTGTACATCTTTTTCAAGAGACACTACTGATCCAGATTGTTTGAAAGTTCAATTAAGTAAAACGGCCGCAGCCTACGCTAAAAAACTAATACTCAAGAGAGAAGAGAGCGATAGAAGATCTGAACTGACCGAGAAACTGAAAGAGACATTGAACAAAGCTGGAAAAAAAATTGGATTAAAAGCTGCTTGACACGAGGCAGTTAAAACTAGATCGTAGAGGAGGGCAATTATGCCTAGTTTAAACATTGGACAAATGGGACATACAACCGCTTCTGGTGGAAGACCGCCGTTGAAGAGTATGCCCAAACTAACCCGTATTAATGGTGACGATTATATGCCTTTGGTATATAGAAACATGGGTAATAACCATGCGTACCCTTTTATATGGGCACAAACTTTGACTTTTAGTGGTGCTGGTACGATGACTCTTATCAGCGGAGCTAAATTTCATGGCATGCCGGCTTCTGAATACTGTATGGTTACAGTAGGTGGAACTACCGGAACGGCACCAATCGTGGCTAAAGACACATCATTGAATATGATTACTGTCGAATCTAGCGCAGCTGGTTCCGTAGATGTTATGGTTATGGTCGGCTATCCTAACCCTGACATTGCTAATATTGCTTGTAGAGGCAATACTGGTGCAGCTCAAATGCTACCGTAAAAAGTAGTTAATTGATAGATTTAGGTATTAGGAAAAGGGATAATTTGTTAGAAAAAATACTTAAATTCATTCAGGTTGGTAACAAAAAAATAAATATCTCGTTTAAAATTTCATAGGAGGTATTACTTTATGAATGAAGAACTGAAGAAAGATGTCGAGGCCGCAGTGGTCGCGATATTTTCTCAGAAAGAAGAGGCAGAGCAAAGAGCTGAAACCGAAAAGGCTCTCCAGGCATCCGCTGATACTATTACTCAACTAACCGAGGCTCTTGAAAACAAGAACGCTGACGGAGAGGAAGTAGCAAAGCAGGTTACAGATCTAGAGAGTAAGATCGAAGAGCTAACTTCAGAGCTAGAGGCAGCTAAGAAGGAAGCCACTGAAACAGCTGAAAAGCTTGCCGCATCTGAGAATACAATGGAAGAAATGAGGAAAGACAAGGCAGCAGAGCTTCGCATGGCAGAACTTAAGACCGCCGGCGTAGCACTCTCTGATAAAGACGCCCAGACGTCTAAGGTCAGAGGAATGGAAGACGAGGAGTTCGGAAGTTATAAGGAAGAGCTCGTCTCTCTGAGAAGCGCTGTCGAAGCTGAACTTGCCAAGGTACTACCTGTTGAAGAGGCAGCTTCTGAAGAGGAGACTCAAGAGGAAGAAGCCGCTGCAGAAGAAACCGATGGCGAAGAGGAAGCCGCTGGCGAAGAGGAAGAATCCGCCGAGGGTGAAGAAGAAGAAGCCGCTGAAGAAACACCGCCTGCCAATATAGATCCAGGCAAGGCAATGGCTGCTGCTCTAAACATGGAGGTTATGCCCTCCGATAACGTGCTTGCTAAGTATAGAAAACTGGGTGAGGCTATGGCTAAGCGCATGAATAAAGAATAATTAAGGAGGAATAGGATAATGTTTATTCCAAGACATCCTGTAGTTGAAAATCAATTCTGTAGTTACGAAGCTTCTAGTTCGGCTGGTGGAGTTGGTGGTGTAGTTTGTTATGCTGGGTCCGTTCTTTATTTGGACGGCAGCTCCACTAACCAAGAGCCCATCGTTGTAAAGATGGACGTCCCCGCTGATCCGTTTGGTTTCGCTATGCAGAAAGTTAAGATGGGATATCACCAGGTACATCCGACTGGCTTTATGATGCCGGGCGACCTGGGATCAAGTGATGTTATTGCGCAACCTAGTTATGATGCTAATGGTGCTATTGATGGTACCAAAGAAGCTCCATTGGGCGTAGCCCATATGGGTATTTGGGACACAGTTCACTATACCACAGAGCAGTCTTCTGCCGGTGTTGTTGAGGCTAATATTGTTCCTGGACAGAAATTATATGCTTCTAAGGACGAAGCCAAGGTTACAGGTTCGGCGAAAGACGAAGCTTCTACCTTAGGCGGAGCCGTTGATGCTGCAGTCAGTGATCAGGTTGCTGTTGTTGTTAAGGGCGTTAGTATTGCTAAGGCTCAGGCAACTATTCTAAATACCACACTGTATCCGATTAGAATTAAACTTTTAGTTTAATTTATTTAAAGTAAAGGGATTAAGGCACAGAATATAAGTGCTTCCTAAATTATAATACTCATAGGAGGAGTTGTAAACATGGAACTAACGGAAATGCAAGAATTGTTTAGAGCAACCGCGGAAGTCGGACCCGAAGGTCAGGCTGCATTTAGAGCTTTCGCCGCTGCTATCACAACTCCCATCCTTCAGAAGATTGAGTTAGAGTCTATTATGCGCAGTATGTTTGCTGTCGAAAGATTGGCACCTGGCGCACAGGCCGTTTATCCGGTCGCAGAAGACTTTGAAATTCCTGTTTGGGTTCTGCCTGGACTAGGATATATGGCTCAGAACTTCATAGAAGGTATTGGAGAAGAAGTTTATGTTCCAACATTCGCGATTAATGCTTCCGCTGATTGGAAGATCACATATGCACGTGATTCACGTGTTGACATCGCGCAGCGAGCTGCTGCTCGCGTGGCCAAAGACTTGGCCAATTATGAGGAAGAGTGTGGATGGCGAGTGATTATGCCTGCCGCCACTTCGTCTTTCTCTGGTAAAGGTCTGTTGGGCTCCCGCCCAGCGCCGATCTTTGAAATCTCTCCTGCTTCTACAGGCGCTGGTTACCTGTCGAAGGAACTCATCAATAAGATGATGGTTGGTTTTAAGAGAATCGGAAGAACCTTGACCGATCTGTATGTGTCTCCAGAAGATGCAGCAGACATTCGTGAATGGACTGATACAGACATCGATCCTGTCACTAGGCGTGAAATTTTTCAGGCCGCCGGCATGGGTAGTATCTGGAACGTCGCTCTGCACGAAGTACAGCATTTGGGAGCAACCGGTCTGTACAATATCAATGGTGAAACATCAGAATTTGGAAAGTTCGTTGCACCGGGTAATGTCTATAATGGATATACCCTGGACAATCCTAATCTGACTGCCGCCGATGGTACTGTTTCAACACTCGGTGAAACTCAGGTAATGGCTTTTGATCTGAGCGTTAATGATTCATTGGTTATGCCGATCCGTAAAGAATACGAAGCACATGATGATCCAACGTTGCTGCGTGTCCAAAAACAAGGTTTTTTTGGATGGGCCGAGTTGGGATTCGCATGTCTAGATCCAAGAAATCTTGGAATAGGCGTCATCGACCGTTCTCTGTAAAATACACGGATTGTGATATGATACCGATATCTTACTCTTACCGGGTAAGATATCTCAAGGAATAACGTATGGGAATAATATTGGAATTGCTTCTGGCTATAATAGCTACTGAAGCACTCACAAATTTACTAACTAAATCTGAATTCTCCATACGTTTTATTAAAGAGCCTTTATTCAATTGGAGGCACTTTAGAATTTTTAATTTTATCCATGATATGCTAGACTGTGGCTATTGTACATCTGTGTGGGCAGCGATTTTTATAATACTAATTTTTAATACTGTTTTTGAATTCATAATATTAATCTTAGTATTTCACAGGATGTCTAATGTGCTGCATTTTATTATAGACTGGATAGATCTGAAAAGGCCAAGGGAAGTAGATTACACTAGAGAAGGAGAAGACTATGAATGGTTACGTGAAGAACATGACACACCTATGGTCCCACACGATGAAGAGAACAGTGGGTCCGGGCGCAAAGATTCCCCTTGATGAGATTTATGAGCAGTATGGTAAACGCCATAATCTAAAAAAGGGGGAAGAATTCATTAAATGGCTCGAAGAAGTTAAGCTTCGTGATAGAAACAGGTGGCAAATTTTTACAGAAAATGATAAGCCCTATGCGGAGGTTTCGCCAGGCAAAGAATTACAGGAAGAACAAAAGGTAACGGTACAGGGATCTAACGTCGTAAAGACGGATAAGTCAAGGGGGGAAAATGTGGCACCGATTGTGCCTACCGAGTTGAGTGTTGATGATATAGTTGGATTATCAGTAAGACAAGCACGTGAAATTATACCTAAAATTCAGGATATACAGCTGCTTAAATACGCTGAGAACACAGCTAATCAACGTACCGGTAAAGACAGTCTACGTCGCATTTTGATGAAAAGAATTCAGGAACTGACTATTAGTAACAGGAGATAAAAAAAGAAATCTCTTAGGTTTACATGAAGAAAACTTCATAATAAATACTTAGGAGGAGAAACAAAAATGGCTAGAAGTCTATTAAGGCAATTAGAGCAAATTAGACAGTAAGCTACTTTTACTGATGCCGTCGTTAATTTCAACGACTCTTCAGTAGCTGAGCCTACGGTTTCTGGTTCGTTAGAAGAAGACGCCAACGTCATTAGGTCACTTTTGAAACAACTCAAATTTGATTCTACAGGTCCTACGAAATATTGGTATGACCAGAATGACAACTATTTTGATCCCACCAACACCACATCCGGCAGCGTAAGTAACAAAGAAACAACGCTAAGTAATATGAGTGGAAACACATTAGATGCCCACACTATTATCATAGCTGTTTCTAATGATGCTGCTGCGGTTGGTCACGCTGTTACTACTAGTAGCTCTGGTGTATTGTTAACCATTGCAACTAGATATGCTACACCTGATAATAGAACAGGTCTTCCGATCTATGCAAGTTCGGCTAATCCTGATACATATTTTGATATAGGTGGTAGTGACAATGTTTGTCGTGTTGATATCGTTGATATGGACACGGATGGTGAGATTGTAGATGGTAACGGAGATATTATTTATGGTAAGCTGCATGATGCGGCTGACTATCCAGGTGGTACTGGTACAGGTACTGATGTTTCCGTAATATTCTACGCCGCTGATGCTTTGATTACCATGGTTTCAGGAGTTTCTAAAATTGGTGTTGTGTATCCACAGCGCAAAGTACTCTCTGACATGGAAGAATATGAATGGCTGAGAACTGATTTTATCAGTTCGTGGGAAGGCGATATCGAGATCATTGAAGATATTTCCAACCTATGGTCATACACCGGCGCTTCTAACGATGCAACCGACCCAACATGGGATGATACTGCTGCTAATTTTATATTGCAGTCTGATCCAGCAGATCTTACAACTGCTATTAATCTCTTGAATACAGAGGTTGGTGACAGGACTTACACAGCAGAGAATTATATTGATTCTGGTGATCCCATCACTGAATCCTTGGATGAATTGGATATTGCTCTCCAAGTACTGTCTGACAGTATAGATTCTGGAGTGGCTGAGAAATGGGTAGAATCAGTAGAGACTTTAGTTGTTAAAAATATAGAGCATTCACTTCCAGTAGGTGCCCCTAATTATACGCCAGTCAGTACTGCTAGCAGAGAGGGTATGAATATGGATGTGTATGTTGACGGTCAATTATTGGCCGCCGATACCGGATCTTACGGCTCCGGAGCTGATAGAGACTATGGAGAAACCACTGCTTCTGGCATCACATTTAGGTTTGATGTCCAAGTAGGGAGAAATATTACTTATATGATTAGACAGTAATAAATTACTGAAGGAGAGTATGAGGTATGGCAAGCAATTCATGGAATATAACATATAGCAATTCGCTGCCGTCGACCCCTGCTATCGAGGTTAGTAATGCTGACCACGTGTGGCTAACTCATGGTCTCCAAGTCGAAGTCTCCCTACGCGGCCCCGATGCCTACTCTTATCCAGGTTCTAGATATAAAGTCTGGGACATAGATGGGGTAACGAGCTCAGGCAGCGCTTCGTGGGTAGACATGTCAGCTAGGACAACCACGATAACCGGAACACTGGTAAACACAAACGCAATGCAGTTTGTGTATGCTCAGTTCCATGACGGTGGCTCCAATTATGAGACAGTTGTGTCAAGCGGTATAGCATTTGATTTTGATGAGCCCAGAATATACCCTAATGTAATTTATGGTGACGGTCAGGCTACTTGGTCTGACAGAGGGCATGAAAATGCGACATATACTGATTTAGAAAGTGGTGATAGTTCTAATATCACCGTTAGATTTAGTAAAAATAATATAGATCAACTTTTATTCCATGATTTAGATATGAGTGGGATAAGGTTGTATAATAATTTAATCTACGCAGCACCTAATTCTGAAGTAGCCAAAATTTTGGCTATCAAACCGGGGAATAAACTACCAGTATCTAAGAGTGGTTTTTCAGCGGCTCCATACATTGCATACAATGATGGTTCCAGCTGGCATACTGTTACCGATTACAATGGTAATGTAGCTAGTGGGTATACCGATAAAATTGCTAATGTAGTGTATAATGCAGGAACTCTTTCTTTTGACATTCTTGAGTTTTCTACATATGGTTTCGCTGAATTAGACAGGATAGAGTTTTATACTGGATCTGAAGGATCTGGTTATATAGGAACTTCTGTCGTTATTAAAGCCAAAGTTTTCGATTCTGTTGGCGGCGGGGTAGAGGACGCCCCAGTAACGTTCTCTGGTAGCGGGGATAATATAGGTACATTAGTATCCGGTACAGTTTATACTGATGCCAATGGTATAGCTACGGCTACACTTAACATCACATCTTCCGGAACTGCCACCTATAACGCAAGCGTAGATGATTTAAACACTGATCCAGATTGGGATGTTGTTGGTCTTGGTTTACCTTCAGATCTGGGCAGAAGTAGATTTTATCAAGATGAAATTTATCAGTCAATTCATGCTACATTAGCTAGTGGTTATTATAATGATGGCGTAGTAGGTGTTAATACCGTTGCTGTTGCAGAACCCACAGTTACTGGTACAGATCCTAATTATCTGGCTGATGAATCTGATGACACTAATACATTACAGCACGATTTAAATGTTTTTAGAACATTGTTGAAGCAGATTAAAGGTACTGACGATTGGTTTACAGAACCGGCGACTTACTTCGACCCCACCAACACTACCTCTGGCAGCGAATGGAATAAAGAACCTACCTTATCTAATTTTAGTGGAAACACATTAGATGCTCACACTATACTTGTAGCAGTGAGCACTACCGAATCAGGCAGCGGTATAGCAATATCGAATACTGACGAGGGTTTTTTGTTTACACCTACTGATTCTAGATATGCTGATTGGTCTGATAGACGAGGTCTACCTATCTTTCAGAGTGTTGCTAATGCTGGAGATTTTGCTGATGAGGGCGCGGCTGATGATGTATGTGCTATAGACTTGATAGATTACTCTACTGGCTCTGAGTTTAAGGACGTCAGTGGTAATGTGATTTATGCTAAATTTTATGATGGTGAGGATCATGGTGGTACTGGTGAGGGCGCTGATGTTTATGTAAAATTCTATACGTCCGGCGGAGCCTACACTTGGACTGCTAGCGACCCCGCAGATATTATGCTGGTGTACCCATTCAGAAAAGTTCTTTCAGAAATGGAAGAGTATGAATGGCATCGTACTGACTTTATAAATGGTTTTGAGGGCGACGCTGAGATTATAGATGACATAGTTAACCTTTGGGATTATACAGGAGCCAGCAACAGTGAAAGCGCACCATCTTGGACTGACACCGGATCTTATTATATAGTAGTTTCTGGAACTAGTCAGACAGCTGCTATTAATGCTCTGAACACTGAAATAGGTGACAGGGTTTATGGTAATGGTGTGTTAAATTTCGACGAGAATGGTAATAGCTTTGAGATAGGTGATGATGGTTCAGTCTTACTTCTAGGTGAAGGCGACGGCACAGGTGGTTATATAATTGATGGTGATCCAATAGCTAATTCATTGGACGACCTTGATATAGCCATGGGTGCTATAGCAGCCCTTTTAGAAGCTGGTATTGGTAATAAATATATAGAAGAACTTGCTTCTGATATTACCGCTGGAGTGGAACATCCATTGCCTGAGAGTCAAACTTATATACCATATTCTACTGTCTCTGGACAGGAAGGAAAGAATATGGATGTGTGGTTAGATGGCCAGCTATTATCGGCTAGTACTGGAATAGGAGGAGTTAATGGAGACAGAGATTATGCTGAGACTTCAATTTCAGGTATTACTTTTACAGAAGATGTGTATCAATATTCCAATATTACGTATTATATTAGACAATAAGGAGGAGAACTAATGGCTGATTATACACCACCAGATGGCGATGATGTTAATTTTTCGTTTACTGGCAGCTATAGTGCTCCAGACGGAGATGATGTAAATTTCTATTTCGGTCTGGTTGCCACTATTTCAATGTTTGATGCCTCCAGAGATACTGTATATAGTGGATCTGCTGATACAACTATTCTTCGTTGGAGAAGTGATATCGAGGGTGATTATCGTGTAAGAATTGGTGGTACCGATCAGACAGATGGGTATTTGTTTGATTCAGGATGGGTACCAGCTGAATATATTATGACCCACGAACTCACAGTAGCAGATTTTGTAGCAGCAGGTCTATCTCCTGGAGCACATTCAATAAACGTTTACGTATTAAGTTCGGACGACATTTGGAGTTCGTAAAATAAAGGGGGTGCTTCCGCACCCCTGAATTATTTAACCAGTATTTATATAGGAGGAAAAGGAAAATGGTTGATTTACCACAACGCGAAGATAGAAATAAATTAAGGTATGTTGTACAAAAAGCACAAAGGGATATGGTTATGACCCAGGAAGAAGCTGGTTTCGTCATAACCCTAGTAGAAAGATTTAGAAAAGATCAGGATAAGAAGGAAAAACAACTCCTGACTATTCAAGGAGAATTAAATCAGCTTAGAATAAATGAACAGATTATAGTACAATTAATAGAGAGTATGGTATCGGCAGCTGAAAGAGATATTGCAAGACAGGAAACAATGGTAAAACTCAAGGAAGCCAGAGAAGTTGAGGATGCCAGACATGCCGAAAGGACAGAGAAAAATCAGGAACCAGAAGTAAAGGAAAAAGGTGATTTACCGCAGGTACCGCCTGCACTAACTAGATAAGTTTGCAAATCGGGCTACGTAGGACGGGGATATGCTTTTTGAAAGAGCGTAGTAGCGAAGCGATAAAACCATAAAGGAGACTATAATATGGCCAATCTATGTAATAAAAAACCATCTGAACCTAGGAATCAGAAGGCTATTTTTGCATTCGTTGGCTTTATTTTTGTGGAGACTAGGTAATGATTATATTAAGGAAAATGGCCTTACCGGCCGTACAAGAGATATACCGTAATGGCACTATAGTAGCTGATACTATATCTGGAACCCTTAATGGAGCTAATCAGGTATTCTATACTACTTATAATTATAAGCATGATAGAATAGACCTACACTTTAATGGACAAGCTTTACACGCGCCCTACGATTTCGAGCAGACAGGAGCCAATGAGGTAACACTAATATACATCAAACCTGAATCAGATGAACATCTAAGGGCAACTTATGAAATAGAGGCTGCGAGTTACGATATAAATTACCGCGGAGCAACTCCAGTTCTATTAAATGCTGTGAGCCAAAATATAGTTTTCCCATCTCCATTGTCAGATTTATTTTATAATGTTAATGTAGAATTAGTAACAACAGACGGTAAGCCATCGATTTATTCTTTAGTTGTAGGTAGTAAATCGGTCAATGGATTTACCGTATTTTTCTCTGGCGAGATAGACACCAACAACTACATTCTAGAATGGGAAATATTTAGATAAAAAACAGTATACTAAAAGGAGAAACAAAATGGCCAAATTTTATGATTTGCACCTTTTATTGCAGGAAGACATGCGTATCCTGTTTGGTGACGATTCGCTCGGCAAAGATGGACCTGCCGTGTACCCGGCCACTAATTTGGGATCAGAAAAAGCGTTCATTGGTTACACTACTATATCTGGGTATAACACAACATATCCGGGTAGTGGGATAACAACTATAGCGAGCACTGCTCAGCTGGCAGTGAGTACTCCTTTAGCTGGTGAACGGGCCACACAGCCTTACCATTTGGCAAGGTTTGACCAACTCCAGGACGTTGTAGATGACGCATCAAACAGCGACTGGCAAGAATCTGTTCTTTCGTTTGAGAGTGACCCACCAGGGGCGCCTGCTAACGGAGAGAGATACATAGTAGAAGCTACGGCTTCTGGTGTGTGGGCCGGCCAAGAAAACAATATAGTGGAGTGGAATACAGCATCCGGTACATGGGATGTTTACAATCCGAACGAAGGTTTTACAACTTTTGTAGAAGACGAAGATAAATACTACGTGTATTATAATGGAAATTGGGCACCCATGGGAGAAGGAATTGACCATGGAGATCTGATTGGGCTTGAGGATGATGACCATACTCAGTATGTACCTACTACTGGTGATAGAGGTTTTACCAGTACGGTAAGTGGTACTTATCCTGTTTCAGGATACGATCTAGTCACTAAGGATTATGTAGATGAAATAATCGCAGCTATTTCTGGTACCACTACTATTATTTCCGGTGTAATTTACATCGATCATAGTGCTACCACTAATAGAGATGTAGCTGATTCGCATCCAGCCGATGCAATTTCTGTGGATACCACTAATTTTGATGGAATTCTTAGTGGGTTAGATACTGATGTACAGACTGCTTTGGATACTATAGATGACGCTTTAACATCCAGTGCTAATTTTGTTACGATTTCTGGCACTCCTCAGACTATTACCGGCGATAAAACTTTTGATGGTACTTTGACAACGTTCCTTAATGGTGTGTTCTTTGATGGTATCACAATCACAATGAGTGGTACAACCCTGAATACAGAATCAGCCGCGGTATTTAATTATGATAGCACGGCTACTATAAATAATGATGGAGATAACAATTTTACATCTAACTCCACCACTAATCATGAGAATGGATCAACAGACACATACGAAGGTGGGGCTGAAACAATTCATGAAAGTGGTTCTAATGACACTTATAATGATGGATCTAACCTGACCTATAGCGGAACTACTATCACTAACACCGGTGATACTAACACTATTAATGGTGCTAATACTACTGAAACCAATTACGGTGATGTCAATAATGCTAATGGATCTACCATAACTAATGAAGGCGGATCTACCACTAATTACGATGACAACTCCACCATTAATAACAGTGGGGACACCATCTATGATAGTACTGCTAACATAACAGCTAGCGGAACTAATATAGATTACCAAGATGGAACCACAGTTAATTATGAAGATGGAACTGTAGAGACTTATGAAGGCGGATCAGAGACATTTCATAATAGTCTATCTGAAGATACTTATCTGCCTGGATCAATTTTAACCTTCAGTGGAACTGATGTTAATTTCGAGGGTGATACTGATATTAATTATGGCCCGAGTACAACAACAGTCAACGAAGGTGATACTACATTTGTTGCTGGATCTACGGTAACATTTAGTGGAACTACCAACTTCGATAGTGAAGTAAATCTTAATGAAAATATGTGGTTTGGTGGAAACACTATTTCCGGTACCGGTGATATATTTGCTGGAAACCTTACAGTTGAGAATTTGGTTGATGAAAGTAAGAAGTGGGGTAGAGAAGCAATGATTGACGGTGTTAGACAACAGGCAGTCACGTTTACTACAGCGTTTCCGTCTGATGATTACACAGTTATTACATCAATCACCAATGAGTTAGATTCTCCTCCGTCTATCTATAGTGCCATAGTTGGTGCTAAGTCGACTACTGGTTTTGTTGTATATTTTTCTGGTAAGATTGATTCTTCAAACTACGAGCTTGAGTGGCACGCTAATGAAGCCACTTATAATGTTTAAGGAGTAACTAATGGCCAAATTTAGGGATCTAAGTCTGGATCTTGAAACAGGCGAACATATAGATTTCGATGACAACGACCTTATAAAAATGGGCTACGATGGGTCTGAGCTGTACATTAACTCCACAATCAGTGGGGTGCGTGCAGCTCAACCACATCAAATGGTGAGATACGACCAGCTTACTGAGGCTTCTGGAACCATTAAAAATTACATAGATACTGGGCTAGAAGCACAAGACGAGTTTATAGAATTAATAGACACACCTAATACTTACTCTGGCAACGAAAATTTATATTTAAGAGTGACATCTACAGGGATAGTTTTTGATGCTGTAGATCATGGAGATCTAACTGGTCTTGGAGATGATGATCATTACCAGTATGTTCCTAGAGATGGTTCTCGTGGATTTACCAATACGGTCAGTGGTGTGTCTGCTGTTCTACCAAAAGATTTAGTAACGTTTGATCAGCTAGTTACTGTGTCCGGTGGTCTATCTGCAGCAGACAATTTAGTAACACTAATAACCTACGTAGAGAGTGATGCAACATCAACTACTACTAGTACCACGTATCAAACTAAGGCACAGATCACAGTTCCAGCTACAATTTCTGGAACAATAAGGGTGATGTGGAGCATGGAATATAATGCTTCAGCTAACAACAAAGATGTTGGCGTGCGATCGTATAATATTACAGATGCTATTGTTTTAGGTGAAAACGTACAGCAGACTAACAACAATCAAAACTGGTGGACGTTCGCAGGTTTTGGATATGTTGAAATGAATTACACAGAAAGAGTATTTGAAGTACAATTTAGAGCCGGAACAGCCGACTGTAGTGTAAGGAATGCACATATAGAGGCATGTAGAATTACTGTAGGAACATAATAGGAGTATTAAATATGGCAAATATAAAATATACATTTTTAACAGGACAATTTCCAAATAATTTAGTTAATGCAACTAGACTTTCTTCAGAAATACAGGATTCTGAAATAATAACTGCATTAGATTATATAAATGTAGATTCATCTAAATGTGATATGTGGTTTAAGGCTGCTTTATCATCAGCAGATGAGACTACATTGAGTGGAGTTATTGGTTCCCATAGCGGAGCAATTCCTGAGCAGGCTGATCCCCCAACTATGGATGATGGCAGACCCATAGTTAGAGCAGACACAAGACCATTAAATACGGCTACGTATTTCACTTGTTGTTCTGATACTACTTCTGGTATAGGAGATGGTAAAGCGCTTAGATGGGATTTTAGTCCTGATTCTGAATATACTACAATATCTGGCCCGTATACTTTATCGTGCGGCCATAAAATTGATGATGGATGGAAGGCACAAGTTATAGATTTGGAATTTTTAGATCCAGTTTATTTTAAAGATGGAGCTATATACTTTTTTGATGCTCCATGGGGCTGTCATTGTGATATGACTATTTTAGTTCCGGCCGGTAATTATTATCCGAATGAACATGGTAATATACCAGCATCGGCTCTGGGTTTATCTGGAAATCAGATGTATTCTTATGCTGCTACAGATACTCCATTTTATAGATACGTAAACAAACATTATATATACGGCTCGTGTCCTATGGGAGACGAGCTTAATGCGGAGGGATGTATGGTAGAAGCATTGCCAGTAGGATGGGTAGTGAGGGGTGTAATTAAAACACCCGCAAGTGATAATGTTAGTAAAGGCTTTGCATCGTACGAAATGTACAGACATAGATCTGTAATTCTACCAGGAGACAGTGCATAATGAACTTTAAACCGGCCGATATAATCATAACAAGGGAGAAAAGTAATTTACTTAGTAATTCTATTATAGCTGTATTAAGATTTTTTCAGTCGGACCCAGTGGAGTATCAACACTCAATGTTAGTAGTTAATGAGGATACATGTATAGAAGCTAACTTGAAAATAGAAATGAACATCCTAGCAGAAAGATTTGAAGACCTCAAAAAATACAAAGTACTAAGACATAACGATCTCACAGATGAACAGAGAAAGGCCATAGTAGACAGAGCTAGAACTTTATTGGGTAAAAGATACAGTTTTGGTAGATTATTTCTTCAGCTATTGGATCAAATTTCCGGTACTAATTATTTCACAAGGCGCGTAAAAGACCCAGATCAACAAATATGCTCAAGTCTAATAGCCTGGTGCTATGACAAGGAGACCGAAATCAGGTTTAATAAACTAAACTGGTCAGCAGTAGAACCAGATGACATTGATGATGAATCTTTAAAAGAAGACACTCCATTTGAAACAATATTAGAGTGGGAGATATAAGATGGCAAGAAGCTTATTAAGAGCAGCACAATTAAGAGACGAAGATGTCATGGAAGAAGCCGAGCATGATGCTTGGGTTCATGTCAATCTTGTCACAAGTGGAACATTAAACTTCCAGGATGGAACTATATCAGGTACTGGAGATATATACGCCACTACCTTATATGGAGACGGGTCTAATCTCTCTGGTGTAGGCGGCGGTAACCCAGAATCATTATATTATAACACCACCGATGTTAGAGCTACCGCAAGTTCTGATGGTATAAACGTAACAGATGGCACATATACTGCGGATATGCATTTTGATTCTGGATCAAATAGATTTTATATAGAAAACAAAAGCGGCGTTGAAGTAAGATTAACTGGAGAATCTTCTGGTACTAGACTTTTATTTGTTGGTCAGGCAAACGGTGCAGCGTCTATGTATTATGCTGGTAGTATTAAATTCCAAACTGTTAGTGATGGGGTTCTTGTTTATAATGGTTCAGGAGATAATTTAAGATTAACCGGCAGTGGAGATGATGCTATAGTCCGCTCCATTACAAATGACAATAATATAGTTTTACAGGCCACAGACGCAGCAGCGGAAGTTAAAGATGTTTTCAGAGGAGATCCAGACGGATCAGCTGAACTTTATTATGCTGGAAGTAAGGTAATGGAAACCATTTCAGATGGTATTAAAATAAATGATTTAGCCGAACCCTCAAGAGTGACAGAGATAAAGCAGAATGACGCCATAACACAGATCATTAGTAGACAGCATAATGGTGGCATACAGATTAGGCTTGAGGACTCTAACGGCACTGAAAGACCTTTATTTTATGGATATGCTAATGGAACGAACCCACGGGTGGCTATATACGCAGGCTCAGGCGTAAACGTTGCGACCTTCACTGATGATGGCT